GCCCGCAGCTTCGCCTTGGCAGAGAACATGGTGGTGCGCTGGCTCGTCGGCTCCCTGTCGCGCGGCGTCGCGTCGCTCGAGCGGCGCCTCGGCTCGTCTGGCATAGCCGCGCGCCACGAGGTGATCCGGAGGGCGTGCGCCGATGCGCTCGGGCACGAATGGTTTCGCGCTGTGCCTGAAGTGGCTGTCCCCTCGGCCTCGATGCTGCTCGCAGCTGCCCGTCAGCGGCTGCCCGCCTACCGGGCGGCGGCAACACTGGCAGCGCGCCGGGCGGCGCGCGAGAGCGGCGGGCGGGCGGCGAGGCACCTCCGGACGCTCGATCTGCTGGCCGCGGAATGGCTAGAGCCCGTCAGCGACGACGAGATTTTCGAGCTTTACACGCTCACGCTGGTGCTCGACGTGTTGGAGCACGAGCTTGGCCTCGGCGCGCCTGTCGAATTCGGGCTGGCAGTTAGTGGACGGGACCACGTCGCCCGGTTCCGTGCACCGTCCGACGAGGAGGTGCTGGTGTTCTTCGACCAGTCGCCGGCATCTGTGCTTGGCGTCCCGTCGCGCTACCTCGGCCTCCTCGACGCGCACGAGGGCGTCAGCGGCAGCCCCCGGCGGCCGGACGTCACCGTCGTCCGGGTCGGGCGTGCCCATCGGGTCGCCATCCTGGTCGAGGCCAAGCAATCCGCGGACGCCGGCTACATGAGCGACAGCGTGTATAAGACTATGGGCTACGTGCACGACTTCCATGCCCTCTGGGACGAGGCACCGGGGAACCCGAAGGTCGTTGTGCTCTTCCCCGAGCGGGTGTCCCCCCGCCCCGCGGCCGACCTCCGGGTCCTTGAGGTGGCGCTCGTGCACTCGTTCGACCGGCCGGTCCTCGCCCGAGCAATCGCCACCCGCCTAGGGCTCGAGATCACGTAGCTGGCAGATACGTCGGCAAGAAATGACCACTGTTGACCGCTGTTGAACTCACCTGGCACCCTGACCTGGAGCCGCGTCGTTGCGGCCCGAGTCGGAGGAAGTTCCTGTTGCTTCAGACCCTGCACACCCCGAAGGAGCTGGCCGCCTCCCTTAAGTTGTCGTTGTCCACCATCCGCCGCGCGATCCGGTCGGGCGATCTAGCTTGCGTAAGGGCCGGAAAAGGCCGGCAGATCCGGATCAGCCAAGCCGCGGTCGAGGAATGGCTGGCGGGTAGGTCCTCGGCTCCAAGCTCGGCGGACCCGAGCGACAAACGGCGCTTACACCAGCCCAGCGCGGTGCTTGCTCCGGTAGCAGGCGTCCGGAAGACTCGAGAGGGGGACGTCGGCAGAGGTGTGTGCTATTCGCTTCTGACTGCCGACGTGGTGGCCGGACTCCGATCCTTGGCGGCCCGATCGGTCAACACGATCTGCACCTCGCCCCCCTATTTCTGGCAGCGCGACTACGGCGTGGACGGCCAGATCGGCCACGAGGAGACGATCGAAGGCTACGTGTCGAGCCTGGTGACGGCATTCTCGGAAGCCAAGCGGGTCCTGACCGATGATGGGCTGCTGTTCCTGAACCTCGGCGACGTCTTCTACAACGCGAAGGGACAGCCCCACGGGCGCGACCGAAAGCATGCGGCGCGGCAGCTGGCCAGGCGGAAGCTTCGGGCCGTGGATGGGCCTGGCCTTGGGCTTCCTAGGAAGTCCCTGATCGGGCTGCCCTGGCGGGTTGCCCTCGGCCTGCAGGCAAAGGGGTGGATTCTCCGCAGTGCGGTCATCTGGCACAGGCCGAACTCCTTGGGCGAGCCGACAAGCCACGATCGGCCGTGGCGGACCTACGAGTTCGTGTTCATCCTGGCCAAACAGCCAAGATACTGGTTCGATCGATCTGCGCTCGGTGCCGAGGAGGACATCTGGACGATCAAAGCGCGGCCAGACAACCCCTACGCGCATTGCGCGCCGTTCCCAGCTGAGCTGGTGGAACGCTGTCTGGCCTGTGGTTGCCCGCCCGGCGGTACGGTCCTCGATCCGTTTGTCGGCTCGGGCACGACGATGCTGGTCGCCCTCAAGTCCGGACGGTCGGCGGTCGGCATCGACATCAATGACGACTACTGCGCTCTTGCCGCACGCAGGATTCGCGAGGAGGTCGCCCCGAGGCTCATCGTCGACGATGCCGCGGCAGAGGCCGCCTGAGCGGAGCTTGTTCGTCGCCGCCGGCCTGCAGCGCGCGCAGGAAAGCGTTGATGATGAGTTTCGTTTCGTCTTCGCGCGCCTCGCACGGACCATGCAGATCGCCGTGTCGCGTCTCGTAGCACTCGCCATCGCAAATGCACCACGCGCGCGCAGCCGCGAGAAGCGCAGCCCTCATCCGGTCTTCATCGTCCGAATCGATCATGCCCCACCCCCATCGATCACACGGAAGCGCCGCAACCGATCGCCAGCCCACCTGACCGCCGGAGGACGACCCAGGCACGCCACCTGCTGTTCCAGCGCGGCCGCCTGCTCGGCCAGGTCGGCCAGCACGTAATGCAGCGCGCGCGTCTCATCGGCGCTGAATGACCGGCCGCCCTGCAGAGAGTAGCGGCCGAAATGAATCGCCCATCGATTCAGGTCTTCGCTCAGCATCTCGCTTCTCCTTCGTTGTGTGCCGTCCGCACACTATGCCGGGGGCGCTACAATATCAATCAGTCTTTGCGCGGCCGATTGACTTTGTAACGCCGCCTCGCTACCGTCTCGTCATGCGAAACCCGGACGCAACAAACATCATCGCCAAATGGCCGAGCGCATCTGCGCTGGCAGAGGACCTCGGAATCGCAACCGTCACCGTTCGGTCCTGGCGCACGCGTGGCATCCCAGCCCATCGCTGGACTGCGATCGTGCGCGCCGCGCAGGCGCGAGCCCTGCGCGGTGTCAGCTTGACCGCACTAGCAAAGACGCATGAAAAGAGGACGCCATGAAAGATCATGAAGCAGCAATCATGGTCCTTGCTGAAGTCATCATGGCCGAGATTGAATTAAGCGAAGCTACCGTTGGTGATGCGATTGCCGCGCTCTTGGCGTCGCTTGAAATATGCATCAGCCGAGCGATCCCGCGTTTCGAGGCGAAAGTGACGATTGAGCTTTTGGAAGCCAATCCATCGAGGAAACCGCGTCGTGCGCACGATCGGCATTGACCCCGGCATCGGCGGAGCGATCGCGTGGATCGATCCCGAGCAAGGCGTCTGCATCCACGACATGCCGGTGATGGGTAAACGCAACCTAATCAATGGAGCTGAGGTGGCGCGCATCTTGCGACATGCCAAAGACCGGCTTCCATACGCTCATGTAGTTATCGAGCGCGCGCAGTCGATGCCAAAACAGGGCATCGCATCCGCGTTCGCCTACGGTCGCGGATTCGGAACCATTGAAGGCGTTGTGTATGCGCTGCAGTTGCCGCTCACCTTCATCGCACCAGCCGCCTGGAAGCGCCGCGTCGGGCTCGGCTCCGACAAGCGTGATGCCATCGCGCGCGCCATCCAGCTGCGTCCCGATGCCGCCCCTCTGCTGCGACGCGTCAAGGACCACGGTCGCGCCGAAGCGCTGTTGATCGCCATCATCCACGGAGGCACCGTATGACCATGCTCCGCTCGACCTGACCGACGGTCGAGCAGCCCGTCTGCCGCGCAGGCCCGGATGCGCAGCAGACTCCATTTCCGGGCCAACAACGAGGACCGACATGCATAACCGACCGACCATAGCGCAGCTGCGAGAGATGACTGCTGAGCAGGCAGCCAACCTGCCCGTCGATCATCTGGCCTTGCTGCTTGAAGATGTCGCTGCACTCAAAGCCGACGCGAAGCATCTCTCCGATCTGCTGCATGACGCGCTGCAGATGCGGTACGGCAAATCCGCCGCTGCGGCGCGGCGCGCCGAAGGAAAAGACACGGGACGCGTCCGGGTGGAAGACGGCGATTACCAGGTGATCGTCGACGTGCCGAAGCGCGTCGACTGGAACCAGGCGCTGCTGGAGGAGGCGCTCGACACCCTGCGTTCCTGGGGCCAGGATCCGGCTGACTACGTCATCACCGAGATCCGCGTGCCCGAAGCGCGCTTCGCCGCCTGGCCGCCGCCAATCCGCGCGCTTTTCGAACCCGCGCGCACCGTTCACGCAGGCCGAGCATCATTCACTCTCGAACCGAAGGAGACCCGCTGATGGCCATCTCTCTGGCATCGCTTCGTCGCGGCGGTGAAGCACGACCGCCTCGTCTGCTGATCTACGGCGTCGCCGGCATCGGAAAGACCAGCCTCGGCGCTGCAGCACCGAAGCCCGTCTTTCTGCAGACTGAGGACGGCCTCGGGATGCTCGATGCGCCGACGTTTGGCATGCTGCGCAGCTTCAACGAGGTGATCGAAGCACTCGACGCGCTTCAGACCGAAGACCACGATTTCGAGACGGCCGTGATCGACAGCCTGGACTGGCTCGAACCGCTGGTCTGGCAGCAGACGGCAGTCATGCACAATCATAAGGATATCGAGTCATTTGGATATGGCAAAGGCTACGTGATGGCGCTCGACACCTGGCGCATCGTCCTGGACCGCCTCAACGCGCTGCGGGACCAGCGGAACATGACGATCATCATGCTGGCGCACGCCGAGATCAAGCGCTTTGACAGCCCCGAAACGGAACCCTACGATCGCTATCAGCCCAAGCTGCATCGAAGCGCGTCAGCATTGGTGCAGGAACATGTCGATGCCGTGCTCTTCGCGAACTACCGCATCAGCACGCTGAAAACCGATGTCGGATTCAATAAGCAAATCGTGCGCGGCGTCGGCGGCGGCGACGCGCGCGTGCTGCATACGACCGAGCGGCCAGCCTATCTCGCGAAAAATCGTTTCAACATGCCCGAAACGATCCCGCTTTCCTGGCCCAACCTCGCCGCGCACTTCCCCTTCTACACCAACCCCAACCCAAGGAGCTGATCCATGGCATACCTCAACAACACCTTCGATGCTTCCGCGATCGAACCCAATCAGCCGCTGGAGACGCTGCCACCCGGCCGTTACACCGCCCACATCATCAACAGCGAGATGCGCCCGACGCGCTCCGGCTCGGGTCAATACCTCTGGCTCGAGATGGAGGTGCTGGAAGGCCAATTCAAAGGCCGCCGCATCTGGGACCAGCTGAACCTGATCAACCCCAATGCGCAGACGGTGGAGATCGCGCAGCGCACGCTGTCGGCGATCTGCCGCGCGGTCGGACAGATGCAGGTCGAGGACAGCGAGCAGCTGCATTTCAAGCCGCTCGCCGTGACACTCAAGGTCGAGCCGGCCGGACCGGACAAGACAGGCGTGTGGCGCGATGCGCGCAACCGCGTCAGCGGCTACTCTGCCGTCAACAGCGCCAGCACGCCGGCACCCGCCTCAGCGCCTGCAGCCGCGCCTGCGCCGCGTCCCGCCAATCCGGCCGCACGTCCTGCCGGCGGCGCGGCTGCGGCGCCGCCCGCGCGTCCCAGCCCGCCCGCCACGCCGCCCTGGCGCCGCAACGGCTGATCCTTGGCCGGCAGGCGCACAGCCTGCCGGCATCCTCTCCGGATGCGGGATCATCATGGCTGCTCTCCCACCACCACCATCGCCGACCGTCACCGCCATCTACGCGGCCTACGAAGCCGCAGCGGATAGCGGCTACCGCGCGCATCTCGGTGCCTCCCTGATCGGCACGGAATGCGAACGCGCGCTCTGGTACACGTTCCGCTGGACCACGCGCGCCCGCCACACGGGCCGCATGCTGCGGCTGTTCCAGACCGGCGTGCTCGAAGAAGCCCGGCTCATCGCCGACCTGCGACGCATCGGCGTCACCGTGCTCGAAGTCGATCCAGACACCGGCCGCCAGTGGAAGCTGCGTGACGCCTCCGGGCATTTCGGCGGCAGCATGGACGCGGTCGCCAGAGGCTTCCCTGAAGCACCCAAAGCCTGGCACGTCTGCGAGTTCAAGACGCACAACGCAGAGTCGTTCCAGAAGCTGAAAGCCGAAGGTGTCGCCGTCTCCAAGCCGCTGCACTGGGCTCAGATGCAAGCATACATGCATCTCTCCGGCATCGATCGCGCCTTCTACCTGGCGGTCTGCAAGGACACGGACGAGCTCTACCAGGAGCGCATCCGGCACGACGCAGAGGCCGGGCTGCGCATCCTGGCGAAGGCCGCGCGCATCATCGGCGCAGCCCGGCCGCCGGCCCGCATCAGCCAGGATCCGGCGTGGTGGCAGTGCCGGGTCTGCGACCACCACGCCGTCTGCCATAGCGGCGCCGCGCCGGAGCGGCACTGCCGCTCGTGCCTGCACTCCACGCCCGTCGACGACGGCGCCTGGCACTGCGCCCGTCACGGATTCCTGCTGGACAGACGCACGCAGGAAACCGGCTGCTCAGCGCACCTCTACATCCCGGACCTGATCGCGGGCGAGCAGGTCGACGCCGGCGAGGACTGGGTCGGCTACCGGATGCCCGACGGCAGCGTCTGGTGCGATGGAACGCCGAATGAACCCGCGACAGGAGATGCGCCATGAGCATCTCCCTGCGTCCCTATCAGCAGGCAGCGATCGAGGCACTCTACGACTACTTCTCAGCGAACAGCGGCAACCCGCTGATCGTGATGCCGACAGGCACAGGGAAAAGTGTTGTAATCGCAACATTCATCCGCGAAGCCATCGCCGCATACCACGACACCCGTGTCCTGGTCCTGACGCATGTGCGCGAGCTGATCCAACAGAACTTTCTCGCCATGATGCGCGTCTGGCCGCAGGCCCCTGCAGGCATCTACTCCGCCGGCCTGTCCCGCCGCGACATCCGCGCGCAGGTCCTGTTCGCCGGCATCCAATCCATCCACCGCCACGCGCGCCAAGTGCAACGCTGCGACCTCGTGCTGATCGACGAGGCGCATTTGCTCGGCCGCAACGACAGCAGCATGTACCGCTCTTTCCTGAAAGAGCTGAACGAGATCAACGCCGGGCTGCTGAAAGTCATCGGCTTCACCGCCACGCCCTACCGGCTCGACAGCGGGCTGCTCCACGAAGGCAAGGATCGCCTCTTCACCGACATCGCCTACGAGGTCCCGATCCTGCGCATGATCGAGCAAGGCTACCTCTGTCCGGTCGTGCCCAAGCAAACCAAAACGCAACTCGATGTCAGCGGCGTCGGCACGCGCGGAGGCGAGTTCATCGCCAAGGAGCTTGAAGCCGCCGTTGATCGCGACGACATCACGCGCGCAGCGGTCCGCGAAATCGTCCAGCACGGTGCCGACCGCGGCTCCTGGCTGGTTTTCTGCTCCGGCGTCGCCCATGCCCGCCACGTCCGCGACGCCATCCGCGAGCACGACATCTCCTGCGAAACCATCACCGGCGAGACGCCAACGCCAGAGCGCGACGCGATCATCAACGCCTTCAAGACCGGACGGCTGCGCTGCATCACCAACGCAAACGTCCTGACCACCGGCTTCGACGCACCAGGCGTCGACCTGATCGCGCTGCTGCGGCCGACGAAGAGCGTCGGACTCTACGTCCAGATGATCGGACGCGGCATGCGACTTGCCGAAGGCAAAGATGATTGCCTGGTGCTCGATTTCGCCGGAAATACGCAACGACACGGTCCCATCGACATGGTCGATGGACGAAAGAGCAAATCGGACAAGACGGGCGAACCGCCAACCAAGGTTTGCCCGGAATGCGGAACAATCACCGCGATCAACACGCAGCAATGCAAGGAATGCGGATTCGTCTTTCCGCCGCGCGAAATCAAGGTCTCGTCAACAGCAGCCGATGACGCGCTGCTGTCGACGCAACTCAAAGCGACCTGGTGCGACGTCACCGGCGTCAGCTACGCGCGCCACGAGAAGCCCGGCAAGCCGGCGTCGCTGCGCGTCACCTATGAGTGCGGCCTGGCGCGGCACAGCGAGTGGGTCTGCTTCGAGCACACCGGGTTCCCGCGCGACAAGGCGGTGGGCTGGTGGCGGCGCCGCGCCGGCAATCTGCCGCCCCCAGCGACACTCAACCAAGC